AATGCAACACCCGGATGAAGGTAAACGTTTTGACTTATCTCAAGACACTAATAGTACAACCGGCTTAACAGACTCAAATGTCATGTTATATCCAGTAAGTGGATATGGTAGTCAAGAACTAATTAGGCAGTTAATCGAAATAGAGAAGCCAGATGCGTTGATGTTAATTACTGATCCACGTTACTTTATCCACATATTCCAAATCGAGAATGAAATAAGGAAAAAAATTCCTATTGCGTACTTAAATATTTGGGATGACTACCCGGCTCCATTATATAATAAAGCATATTATGAGGCATGTGATCTGTTAATGGGTATCTCAAAACAAACAGTTAACATTAATAAGCTGGTGTTAGGTGAGAAAGCCAATAATAAAATCATCCGTTACGTACCCCATGGTTTGAATCATGAAATACTACAACCACTTGATAGTAGTGATCCTAAATTAGTTCAATTCAAGAAAAATTTATTTGGGAACAAAGAATACGACTACGTTTTATTCTTTAACTCTAGAAATATTAGACGTAAACAAATCCCAGATGCTATGTTAGCTTATAGGTTGTTTATAGATAAACTACCCATTGAAAAAGCTAAGAAATGTGCTATGGTACTACATACTGAAATTGTAAGTGAACATGGTACTGATTTAGAGGCAGTTAGAGAATTATTTCTTACTGGTGACCAATATAATGTATTTTTCTCAACAGACAGATATAGTACACATGATATGAATCTATTGTACAACTGTACTGACGCTCAAATACTATTAACATCAAATGAGGGTTGGGGATTAAGTTTAACTGAAGCAATATTAGCAGGTAGACCAATCATAGCTAATGTGACAGGTGGAATGCAAGACCAAATGCGTTTCTCAAAAGACGGCAAATGGATAGACTTTGATGCTGATTTTCCATCTAACCATAATGGTACTATAAAAGAATGTGGTGAATGGGCATTTCCAGTATTTCCAACTAATCGTTCAATTGTAGGTTCTCCAGTTACACCTTACATATGGGATGATAGATGTACAGCAGAAGATGCCGCTGAACAAATAATGAACACATACAACTTAGGTAGAGAAGAATTAAGACGTAGAGGGTTAAAGGGTAGAGAATGGGCCGTTGGTGAAGCTGGATTTACTGGTGATGACCAAGGTAAACGAGTAATGGAAGCATTTGATGTTTTATTTGAGACTTGGAAACCAAGAGAAAAATATGAATTGATAAACTGTAATGAAATAAAAGAAAACACTGTAAACCACAAATTAGTATATTAAAAAATTCTTACGATACTTACGCATATTTATAGTAAATAAGTGTCATATGGAATATATAAAAATATACAACCAAATTATAAAACGCGCTCAAAATCGCCAATTGGAAAGTTATAAAGAAAAACATCATATTGTTCCTAAATGTTTAGGAGGAACAAACAATAGAGAAAATTTAGTAGAATTAACAGCACGAGAACATTTTTTGTGCCATATGTTGTTATGTGAAATGTATCCTAAAGAAAATAAACTTAAACATGCTTTATTTTTAATGGCTATAGGAAAACAAAAATATAAAGAAAAAACATATGTAATATCTTCAAGGATATATGAACGTTTAAAAACTGAATATTCTCAAATGTTAACTGGAAAAACTCAATCTCAAGAAACTAAAAATAAGAAATCTAAGGCTATGTTAGATGTTTGGAAAAACAAAACAACAAAAGAAATGTCAGATATTGGTTTAAAACGATGGGAAACTAGAAAATTAAATAAAACTGATATTGTAACACCATCACAGTCTAAAAAAATAAGTGAAGCTTTAAAGGGGAGAAAAATGCCCTGGAGAACAAAACCAGTTATTCAATATACTTTAGAAGGACAATTTGTTAAAGAATGGGAAAGTGTAGCGGAGATATCTAAACACCCAGATTATGGTTTTGTAGCGGGATGTATAAGAGGAGATCAAAAAACCGCTTATGGTTATATTTGGAAACATAAAAAAAATTAGTTATATTATATAATATTTAAAAATTAAAAACATGAACAAACCGTTATTTGTAATAAGTAGTCCACACGATTGTTATAGTGGGTATGGAGCCCGATCAAGAGACATCATTAAAGCAATCATCCAATTAGATAAATACGACGTCAAACTTATACCTCAAAGGTGGGGTTCGACACCATGGGGATTTTGTAAAGATAATCCTGAATGGGAATTCTTAAAACAACATGAGTTAGGCACTCCACAATTACCTAAACAACCAGAAGTATGGATGCAGATTACAGTACCTAATGAATTCCAACCTGTAGGAAAATACAACATAGGTGTTACAGCAGGTATTGAGACAACAATTTGTGCCCCGGATTGGATTGAGGGTATTAATAGAATGAATTTGACGTTAGTGTCATCTAACCACTCAAAGAAAGTATTCGAAGATAGTAAATTCGACAAACGTAATCAACAAACAAACCAAGTCGAAGGAACGATCCAACTACAAAAACCAATTGAGGTATTGTTTGAGGGTGCTGATTTGGATATATATGGGCCCATTGAGTGGATTAATTAATATTTATTGTATCTCTATTGTATCTTTATTTCTCTCACAATATTTATAATCGATGGGGCGTTTGAAAAAATATTTAACTGAAGAAGAAAAACAATCAATTAAACGTAAGCGTGCTAAAGAATATTATTGGAATAATAAAGAAAAATGCGATGAACAACAAAAACAACGTTATCACCGGAATCTACAAAATAACAAATCCTGAAGGTAAAGTTTACATTGGACAATCGGTTAATATAAAAGACAGAAAAAAATATTACATAGCAACAATGGGGAAAGGTCAACCTAAAATATATTCTTCCATCAATGAATTCGGTTGGATAAATCATGTTTTTGAAATAATAGAAGAATGTTCTACAAATAGTTTAGATGAACTTGAAGAATATTACAAAACAAAATATGTACAAAATTATGGATGGGGTAAAGTTTTATTTTGCAGATTAAAAGATGGCAGGGGTGGGTTTGATTCTGAAGAAACTAAATTAAAAAAATCTCTAGCTTCTAAAGGAAAATTAAAGACTGAACACCATAAACAAAATATGAAAAAACCAAAAAATCATGGAGAAAAAATATCTCAACGTGAATTTACATGGAATGTAAAATTACGAGAAGGTATAATTAAATCTAAATCTACTCCTATACTCCAACTTAATATAACTGGAGAAATAATTAAAGAGTGGTCTACTATAGCTGAACCATTACGTTTAGGTTTCGGTGATGTAGATGCGGTTTTAAGAGGAAGACAAAAAACTGCTGGTGGTTATATTTGGAAATTTAAAAATTAAATATTATATTATAGTTATGAAACAAACAAAGAAAAATAAATTGTATTCAGATATACAAAACATTCCAGAGGATTATCTTTTCCTGTTCGTAGGACATTGGATAAACGGCGACCTAGGTGAAGACCGCAAGAACGTTGGTTTACTAATTAAGGCGTTTTATGAGCTGTTTAAGAACAAGAAAAAACGCCCGGCACTCATACTAAAGACATCAATGGCTGGTTCTTCATATATTGATCGAGAAGAAATTCTTAAACGTATTAAGTTAATCAAGAAAACAGTTAACTCAAAAGATTTACCTAGTATTTATTTACTACATGGTGAGTTCACAGATAAGGAAATGAACGAGTTATATAACCATCCTAAAGTAAAAACAATGGTTAATTTAACTAAGGGTGAGGGATTTGGTAGACCATTACTTGAGTTTAGTTTATCTAAGAAACCAATATTAACTACCAACTGGAGTGGACATACAGATTTCTTAAATCCTGAATTCATAACGATGTTGAATGGTCAATTGACAAATGTTCATCCAAGTGCTGCAAACCAATTCTTACTTAAGGAAAGCCAATGGTTCTCTGCAGACCAAGGACAAATAGGCCATTACATAAAAGACATGTTTGAGAATTACAAGAACTATGTAGATGGAGGTAAACGCCAAGGGTATAAGAGTAAAATGGAATTCAGTTGGGACAAGATGAAAGACAAAGTAGATAGTCTATTCACTCAATATATTCCAGAGTTTCCAAAACAAATTCAACTTAAACTTCCTCAACTTAAAAAAATCGAGTTACCTAAACTTAAAAAAATAGAATCAAATGGATAATTTAGTAATATGTAAAAGATGTGGTTCAGACGCATGTATGGAAACTGAACCATATGATGGTATAAAATCATACCACTGTATGGGGTGTGGATTTGTTACAAGTACACTCATGAAAGAAGGCGAAGCCTTTTATGAGGAACAAAAAGAAATTCTACCCGAACTATATAAGGATTTATTCTTCACAGACGATGAAGGAAAAATATGGATGCCATCATCAGTGAATGTTCCTGACCAAGGGATGATATTTGCTAATGGTACAACAGCCGATTTATGGAAATGGTCAGCAGTCAAAGCTGTTCTAGTAACAGAAGAAGAAAAAGAAAAATACCCAATTAAATCCAAACCCGGAGAGTACTACAAGTACAGAATGGATATGGATACAATACAGCATTTCGAAGAAAAAGATTATATGGAAGCCTTAAGTTACTTGGAATTTCTTCCAGCATAAAGTTTGGCTACCTAAAAGGACGATGTTATATTTATAGTATAATAAATAATATGAGCAGAGAAAGATATATAGAAATGGTTAAAACAGGTAATTTCGACCTCAATATATTCTATGACTACTATACAGAATTCAACACCAATGATTCATATAAATTTAGTCCTGAAGAATTCCAAATATGGTTCAACCAATATATTGGTTTTTTAGGAACGGGTAATGTGATGAGTACAATAAGGAATCATTACGATGCAAAATATAATCTTGCTAGTGTTTTAGATAAAAATGGAAATACAATTAAAATTTACTAAATGAAAATAAGTTATGCGGTTACAGTGTGTAATGAGTTTAGTGAGATAACTAAATTATTACCTTTACTCTTAAAGTCAAAGCGTGAACAAGATGAAATAGTGATACTACATGATACTAAACATGGTTCCCAAGTCGTAGATGAATATTTACGTTCTATGTCTATTGCTCATCCGCAAGGATTTGTTTGGTTAGGTAAACAATTTAACAACCATTTCGCTGACTGGAAAAATACATTAACTAAATTATGTTCAGGAGATTATATATTCAATATTGACGCAGATGAGTATCCACATGAGTATTTAATTTCAAATATTCATAATTTACTAGAACAAAATCCAACAGTAGATATGTTTATTGTTCCAAGAATTAATACAGTAGAAGGTATAACTCAAGATCACATCAAACAGTGGGGTTGGAATATTGATAGTAAAGGATGGATAAACTTTCCAGATTACCAATCAAGAATATATCGCAAGAGTGAAGATATAAAATGGGTTAACAAGGTGCATGAGAGAGTAGAGGGTACTAAAACGTACTCATATCTACCAGATGAAGAGCACTGGTGTTTATACCACCCAAAAACAATTGAAAGACAAGAAAAACAAAACAATTATTATAATACGTTATGAATTTTAAAAAAATATTTATCGCGGGAGCTAATGGAATGTTAGGTACAACATTACAAAATATTACCGATACTAAAAATTTTTTACTAACAGACAAAGATATGTCAGAAAATGTTAGCTGGTGTGATATTAGAGATCTAAAATACACAACTAATTTAATTAAAGAATATCAACCTGATATAATTTTAAATTTCGCAGCGTTAGTAGATTTAGAATATTGTGAAAAAAATCAAGATGATTGTTATTCAACAAATACAATTGCCGCCATCCATTTATTTAATTTAGCTAAAGATTTAAATATTCCTTATGTTTTTATTAGTACGGCTGGGATATTTGGAAATGATAAAGAATTCTATACAGAGGAAGATCAACCTTATCCTTTAAGTGCTTATGGTAAAAGTAAATACTTTACAGAACAGCTTTTATTAAATCAAAATTATCCTAAATATTGGATATTCAGAGCAGGATGGATGATGGGAGGAGGACCAGAAAAAGATAAAAAATTTGTTAATAAAATAATGAAACAAGTTAAATCAGGTGTTAAAGAATTATTTGTAGTTGATGATAAGTTAGGAGTACCTACTTATACTAAAGATTTTGCTTCATCTATTTTAAAACATATTGAAGAAGAATTACCATATGGGTTATATAATATGGTTAGTCAAGGTGAAGCAAGTAGATATGAAACGGCAGTTGCCATAAACGAATATCTTAACTTAGGTTTAACAATACATAAAGTAGATAGTGATTATTATAAAGAAGAGTACTTTGCCCCACGCCCATACTCAGAAAAACTAGTAAATAAAGCATTAATTGATTTAAATAAAAATTATATGAGAAATTGGAAAATATGTTTACATGAATATTTAAATGAATATTTTAAATGAGAAAAATACCTGTAGCTAGATTATGGCATAAAAAAGGAAA